CAGTCTTTGAGCCAGCCAGTGGCATTACATGGATACAGGTGCAAGTACCTGGCTGCCCGTGCTGTGGCATGTGGATCAGCTCCAATTCAAAATACATTCAGGAACTTTGAGGTGAACATGACAGCATATCCAACGGTAGCATTAAAAAGAGACATTGATGGGCATGAGGTGCGCATTCGACACCTTGAAAAACATGACATTTCACAAGATGAAAAAATCAGTCAGCTCGCAGCAGGACTATTGAACGTGAACGCTGATGCGAAAGACTTAGAAAAACGTCATCAAGCCCTGGAACATGTGGTAATCGAATCTGGCGCTACCATGAAATTAGTCCGGTGGATTCTTGCCGCATTGGGAGTATCGGTCGTTGGTTTAATCTGGTCATTAATCACTGGCCAGGCGAGCGTCATTTTCCATTAAATCAGTTATATAATACGCATAGGTTAACAGAAGGAGGTTTATTTGAAAAAGATAGACCAATACGTTAAAACTGTGGATGGGGGAAAATAATGACGAAAAATCAAGGTATACATAAAGTAGATACCGCTGTTAAAAATAAAATAGTTATGCTCCATGATAGTGGAAAATCTTACCGAGAAATTGGAGAAATGTTAGGATTGGCTGGCGGTACTGTAAAAACCCATTATCATCTTGCTACTGGTCAACCATCCTATAAAATCCCAGAATCTCCATATCCTCGTTATGATGAACCACCTGTCATTCAAGGTGATGCTCTCATTATTCCAGACGCAGAAATACCGTTCCATTATGCAGAATTTATCAATCAAATATTAGACCTTGCCGATATGTGGGGCATTAAAACAATGATAAGTGCCGGAGATCTTCTGCACTTTGATTCTCTCTCTGGATGGGAACCGAATTGGGCAGTGAAACCCAATGGCGGATTATCAGAAAAGGATGAAAAAAAACTAATTGATATTGCTTTGACTCTCCCAAAAAATCATCAACAAAAAGTTTTAGACACAATCGTTGAAATTGGTGGAGCGGTAGAAGATCATGGTTTTTCAGGAGAAATGCACCATGCCAGAAAGGTATTAAATGCACTGAATAGTTGTTTTGATTCATTAGTTTGGGTTCTTGGAAATCACGAGGGACGATTACTTAGGGCTATTAATTCCCCAGTGGAACCATCCGAATTACTGAACATGATGAGACTGGAAGAAGGGAAATGGCGGATTGCTCCTTATTATTATTGTCTACTCGAAACAGAAGCGGGAACATTCAGGATTACTCATCCAAAATCTGCTGCCAATGGAACCGCGCGCTCATTATGTTCCCAATATTTTCAGCATGTCATTATGGGTCATTCTCACAAAATGTTTTTTGACTTTGACCCATCTGGGAAATACTATGCTATTCAGGCAGGACATTGTGTAGACGAAGAACGTTTGGCATATTGTGCGCAAAGAGATGCAAAACGGGATAGTCATAAATTGGGAGCTGTCATTGTAAGAGATGGCTACCCATATTTACTTCACGAAGGAATTGACTGGGAAAGGATGAAAAAATTATGATCGAAGGAATCTATCAAGAAATTAGCGGAATATTTGAATTCAGCGGAAAGAAGATATTCTAATGGAAACGATCAGAACCGAAATAGAATATAAACAAGCGCTAGCGCGTTTGGAAAAGTTAATGGATTCAGAACCCGATTCTCCTGAAGAAAAAGAACTAGAGACATTGGCAATAATGATTGATGAATACGAAGATGAACATTTCCCAATGTGAAAATATGTTATAATGGAATTGTGATCAAACCCCAGACGTGGGGAGCCAGCGCAGGAATATTCCCTGACACGCCTCTGTTTCACACATGCGTACCGAGTTCGGTAAAATCCCGACAACTGGCAGAACCTTACCATCCTGCATACTCAATGAGTCGGAAAAGCCCGCGACATTTGCGGTAAGGCAAATGACAAACCCCCCTCGATCTACTACCAGGCGCGGTTCTTGGTGGGTGTTCCAGCAGCATTCGTTAATGTTGTGAGAGGAACAGAATGTAGATATGCAGGCAACATAATTCCGCCAGACGAAAATCGGCTCCATGCCGTGTGATATTAGAAGTCACCTATTGTTGAAGATAACGTCGGTTTCCTAAGTCATTAAAAGGCTTTGATCGGGTGCTAAAACGATGAACCGATTCTGAATGTCCTATATCTGGCGAGCAATAAGCCCACTCCCACTGAGCGACAGAAAAGGGTAACCTCGAATGGCAATATGGGTAGGTACATATCAGTGAGCATGTCGCGCAAGGCTGATATTGAAGCACCATTGCCAACCTGACGGGCTTGACTAGTCCGAACGTGGGATTAAGGACTAGCACATACAAATACAGGTAATAAATTTCCTCTTATACAACAAATAGATAGATAATATGCAACTTATTACTCATTACTTTTAGTGATAGATTTATTCATCGCCCACAATGTTACCAGCCATTCTAAGTTAAATGGATAAAAATCATTACAGTCTACCCCCACATCGAAACGATTAGAAATTTTTTCCATATTCCCATGACTGTGTCCATGACACATTAATGAACCATGAAATGAGGCTTCCCATGAAGCCATAGGATAATGACACATGACTACCCGTTCCCCGCATACTTTAATGGATTTATATAGAGATAGGATTTCCAATTTTTTATTATATTTATCCAGATCAATTTTCTTCAACCAGTAGTCGTGAGACCCGGGAATAAATAATATTTTTCCATTCAGCCGATCTAAATATTTATCTGCTGTCTTATTGAGAGTAAAATCTCCTAAATGATAAATGGTATCATTCTGTTTTACGACTGCATTCCAACGTGATATTAGTGCCTCATCCATTTCCTCAACTGATGAGAAAGGACGGGAACAGTAGGTCAAAATTCTTTCGTGGCCAAAATGGGTATCGGCAGTGATCCAAGTCATTTTCATTTCCTAAGCGAATTTCACCGGATGGTGAAAATTACCGATTATCGTCCATCACGGTAAGAAATGCCCGCATGATGGCAATAGGATCTGCAATTAATAGATCCCATATCACGTCCATAATGTTGCCTGCCAATGTTTCCCCATCTGTAAACAATTGTAAATCAAAACCAAGAATATCAGCAAGCGCCTTGATAAAATCATCGCGCTTATCTTTTGGAATAGTCTTTACTAATTCAAAGAGAGCATTTCTATCATGCTCGTAATCAGGATAATATTGTCTTTTTAGCAAGTTTATTGCTGATGAATATTCTTTGATCATTTCACAACAATAATTATTATGGTAAATTCTAAATATACTTTTTTCTACTGGAATAATATTTTGTTCTTCCTCAATCCGCCACCCGCACTTTTCAGCGCAGGCAATACGAAGTTCTTCATGGGTCATGTCAGTTATGGACTTCATTCTCCCTCTCCAATTCTTCGTTCGAGATCACATAATCGTTGAGCTTCTTGCTTTTTATAAAGATCTTCTCCAATAAGATAATCTATTTTCAATTTTCTAAAACAATCAGCACAATATATCTTTCCTTCCACATAATAATAATTGGTATATATATCCCCACCACACCTAATACAAATATTTTGAGTAGAACTAGTTGGGCTTGTTTCGCTCATTTCCGCATTCTCCATTTCAAAATACCTAAATATATTAACCAGATAAAATATACACAGATAAGTATTAAGTTAATTATCTCTATTTTGCTCATTTCTTTTCTTCCTTCCCCAATTCTTCCCATGCACCACGATTTTCATCAAGAACATGTTTCGCCAATTCGTTCCATTTTCCTTCTTTGTCCTTTTCGACCAACATAGTATGTGCATTAAATGCACATTCCAATTTTTTATACCCCTTTTCTGTAATGCTTTTTATACCATCGTACCCCATTAGATCATAGGCATTTCGTTGTGCTTCAACCAGTTCGGCCAGCCTTGTCGCGTCCGCTTTCCATTCAGCACGAGAGGTGCGGAGAGCATCCTCAATGGGTCGATTGTTCCATTTTTGTATTAAATCTATTTGAACGGCAGATGAAAATCCACAAGTATAACATCCAATTTGATAAAAATTTCCATATGGATTTGTTATTTCTACTTTTCCATTACAAAAAGGGCATAGTTTCAGTTCGCTCATTTTGATTCCACTCTCCTTTCTACCATTTTTTTCATCTTCCAACATTCCCGATAATGCCAACAATATTGGCGCCGGATTTCCTCTATTGGTAATGGACTTCCCCTTTCTTCCAAACATACTGTCGTGAGAGTGCGACTTACTTCAACGGGTGGCATAAGGTCAAATTTTTTACTATTATTAATGGCATCTTTCATTGCCTCGTGTCTTCCGGTAGCCTCATCCCATTTATCGGAAGGATGGCACACAGAAATACCAGTGTATTTCTGGTGGCGATCTGTTAAAGATCGAATCACACACACGGTTACTGGAGCGTCCTGCAGGAACCGCACTTCGTAGCCGGATACTGTAAAGTGATCAATATTTTTTGTCATCTGAATCACCATTGGCCATCGTATTTGCAGCAGCCATAAAAGCTACAAATGCAATAGTTTGTATGCTTGGTTCATATTTTCCTAGAAAAGCTAGAATACCCATTACCCCAAAAAATAATGAACTAACAAGTCTAAATATTTTCATGAACATTTCTTCCTCCTGTTTTTATTTCAACAAAATTCAAGTTTTTTGAATTTCATTGCGGCTTTTTTCATTCCATTGGCTAGTTCATTCCCTTGTTTTTTATCATAATCGTCATCAGACCAATCCTTTATAAGCTCCAATAAGCGCGGATATATTTTTCTGCATTGTCTTGGCGTCAAATAACCATCGCAATCAGAATGATCTAATAAATCCTTAATTGGATCTTTTATTACATCCCACGGGTCTCCATTCACAAGAAATCCGGCCATTTCATCGAGATTTATACCTATCTCATTTGCCAGTCGTCCGCGAAAACGATGGAATCCACCATAACCCCAGTGAGCATCGCATAAACTAAAATCTATTCCCATTTCATCCTCCTAAAAAAGTACTTCATTTTCATCAATTTGTTCATTTTCGGTTGACTTTTTGCTATCCAAGAATCTCACGGTATCTGCATTCACGTCATACGATGTGCCTTGACGTCCATCTGCAGAAGTCCAGATTTTCGGACGTCCTGTTTCCTTATCTGGATTGAGTACGCCTTCAACCAAACACAATGATCCTTTGCGGAGATAGGTGTTGCAATTTTCTGCCATTTTTCCCCATACCGAAATCTTGAACCAGGTGGTGATCTTCACCTGTTCGCCCTCCGCGGTTCTATAACTGCGATCAGTGGCTACGGAAAAATTGGCGACTGCTTGACCGTTGGGAGTGAAACGCATTTCGGGATCTGCTCCAAGTCTACCTACTAAAATCAACTTTTGAAACATTATTTGCTCTCTTTCACCATTGAACAACTTTATGATTTATCATATGGTCTTAAAATTATCTTTAGATTATGGACAACATCTTTAAGTTCTGCGGTCTCTAACCATTTATCACTTATGTTGGTTATAAAATCTACCCAGGCTGTGCCATATGTTGATCCAAAACCTGCTATTCCAACTTGTAAGTTCTCCCCCCATAATATACAAAACTTATCGCCGTCTTTTGAAATGCTAAGTAAATTTTTGTCAAAATCGTTAATCATGTTGATCTCCTTTTTTCCTTTTAGTATTATCGCGCTTCTTCCGTAGGTTTTGTCTTTATATCTTGTAGTTTCTCATCCAGTAGATTCATTTCTTCCATCCCTTTGACCATCTTAGTTTGCTACATTTTTGACACTGGAAATATTCATTACCGTTCATATCTATTATTCCTCCATTCCAAACATGCCTGCTCCAAACATGCCTGCAAAATAATTTTCTTATCCAGTCAGTAAATTCTTCCCATGTAGTTAGTTTCTCAATCATTTTTTCCTTCCCGTATCATTGCCTGATAAAACACTTCCCCATCACAACTGACTCCACCGATCGGTTTCCACCCGTTCTTGATGGATTCGTTGACAAGATACTCAAATAGGTCAACACCTTCAAGTATATTTCCGTCAGCGTCCATAAATCCAATTCCGGTCATCACAATTTTGTATTCCATGTTATTTTTCCTTCACAAGATATCCTCGTTAGATAAAAAACCCTTCAATTTGTCTCTCGCAACTATCTTCAAATTCTTTAAGTATTTTTATGGCAGAGTTTACTTGTTTAATATCCTCATCAGATTCTAGAATTTCCTCTGGTTTTAAATATCCCCCATCAGTAATATCATACCAAAAATCATCTGTAGAAGTCGTACAACCATTTTTAATTTTCATCTCAACCCTTCCCTTTCTCGTTCAACACTAACCACATTCCGACTTTACCTACCAATTCCAGTAATGATGCTTCAGTAGCCATTTTATGATCTGTGCCGACTTTGCTATCAATATGTTTTTTTAAGCCAGAGGTCAGTTTATCAATAATTACCTGTTCTTCAAATGGCAATTTATCGTACGCGTCATTAATTGCTTCCACGCACAATTCGTTATTTTTCGATGGTTTGTACATTTTCCTCCAATTCAAACAGTGATAGATTTAGATACCCGTCTTCCGGCAGCACTGATAATCGTTGACGGACATAATCAATATTTATATCTAATAGCTCGCATATTTGTTCGCAATCATCCGATAATAGCCATGCCCTAGCTTCCTTCATGAGTTTTTTTCGTAAATCCAGGTTGAATACTGTGTGATTGGCAAAATGCCCTCGTGCTTCTTCACACGCATTTTCCAGCATGGCAAATGCTAGTTCGATGTAAGGGTCTCGAAAATGATTACCCTCTGTTTCAAACGGATTTTCTTTGATTCTCATAGTGGTTTCTGATAACATTATTAAATAATCTCCTTCCATGCAGTTTCAATAATATTGACGCATAACATAGATACCATATCTTGATTAACTCCAGTTGGCAATTTTGAATGAATATATGCTTCTTCTGCATTTGCGAATAAACGTTCCGATTCTTTTTGAACTTGTTCAAGCGTCCATTTTCCATGTTTAATTTCTAATAATTGGCTAGCATCTTCACGTTTTACATATAACTCACCATCAGTTAAAAATTCAATTCCCATTCGTAACAAACGGATAAGATGAGCGGCATTTTTTGTATCATATCCAAATTTATTTACAAGATTTTTTCTTTTTTCTCCCATGTAGCCTTCAAATTTACAATTAGTCATTCTGTGGAGTTGAGAGTAGGCATACCCAGTAAAACTTTGATATACATGCTTTCCTACGAAAAGAGAACGGTTTTGACGAAGTAAAGAACCAGCCTTTGATTGTTTGATAATATATTCATCCGAAACCCAAAGCATCGAGAGAACATTAGGATTGCCTATTGCCAATAATGAGATAGCTTTTTTTACCTCATAAATAACAATATCCCATTCATCCCGTTTAATTTCTCTTGTTCCGCGCGATCCATAAGTTTTTAATCCAAGATAATATTCTTTAGGAAAAACCGATACCGCCATCGTATCTTTATCGTCAAATGATATAGGATCAGAATTAGGAATATACATCCCGTGAGCAATAGAACCACGATAAACATGCAAAATACAATATTTATCTAGTTCTTCTATTATTCTGATATCTTTTGGCAAGCTCATTATTTCACTATCCTAAATTCTACCGGCGAATTTCTGAATTGGTATAGTAACATTTTCCACTTTAGGCGGAAAAGTTGGGTCTTGTAGCCTTTTAAATCTTCGTAAACAAATACCCCATCAATATAACTAAAGTATCCGAAATCCGCTTCATAGGTGATGGCTCTGATCTTTTTCCCACGATAGGAAAATGACCGCTGTAACACAAGCACGGGATGTACCTCTAATTCGCTGATTTCATATGCCTTCTCCATCAGCCTCAATTCTCCATATCGTTGAGATTCCTTGATTGAGTCAAAAGTGTAACCGTCTATAGCAATCCGGCGAGAATTATATTTACTCACCATTTTCCCTCTTTTTTTATTTGTTTGCCATATCGTTCCTCATAACATTCTTTGCATAGATACTGACTGTAATAGGTGATCGATACATTATTTCCGTCAAGATACTTATAGATCTCGTCCCGTGAAATTTTTTTCCCGCATTTCTCGCAATGACCGCGGAACTTGCGGGGAGTGTTATATTTCATTGGCATTTTATAATTCTGTGTCATTCTTCCTCCACAGCCATGAGCATTGCAATACAACGTTGGCGAGCGGTGGCATAAATAAATCTCTCGTATGATTTACCAGTCATTTTCACCAATTCACGACAATAATCCATAACAAAACCGCCGTCTTTTATTAACTGTTCACATTCCCCAACCTGATTTAAATTGTGAGATGGATGCCAATTTCCTTCCAGATATACAAGTTCGTCTGCCTTGTCGTCCTCATCGCAAGGTTTCCAATATCCACCATGTGAGCGATCCCATCCCATCAATTTTCCCATCAACTCATCAATTTCGGAATCTGTGAGTTTCGAATAGTCTATTTTTTCAGTCATTGGAAATTTCATTCCTTTCTGCTCTTTTCTCCCATACGACAATACTATCTTTCCACCAATCCGGAAGATAAACATTTGGCACATCATCATACTGAAAATAAATCAAAGCAAAACGATCTTTCTTTTCACGGAGTTGAACTAATGGGGCAGTATTTTCAGCCCATTTTTGAAGATATACATGGGGTGAATTAAATTCTGCGAAAATGGCAAATCCCTTATACTCGTGCAACTCTATGGCGCATGGAGTCATTATCTCTGCAATGATTGATCCTTGACTTTTAATCATTCTTTCCATCCTTTCGGCAATTTAGCCCATGCGATAACCTCTGCTGACCCAATATATTTTCCTGAAAATTGATTTCCCCAATCGTTTCTCCATATCCCAACGCCGGTTTTTGTGATGTCTCTATCAAACATTACTGTGATCAACTTTCCCATAATGGAATCCGGAGTTTCCTCTGGATATTTATGCCATACAATCTCTTCAGTTTGTGTAATAGGTAAATCTTTTGTGAGTTCATTTATATTCATTTCTCCACCTCCAAATGTTTGTGAAGAATTTCGAGAGCATGATGTAATCCAATATCGGTTACAGTTCCAAATCCCACATCAACTTTTGATTCACTCTCTATCTCTTCCATCGCGGCCACCAAAGCGCGACAAATATCCGGTGAATAGAATCCCAAATAAGTATCTTTTAGATGTTTATAGCAACCTTGTTCATCACGTCTAATAATTTCTCTGCATATCTCCAATAAATTCATTTCTCCTCCTAATCAATTATCGGCAATCCATTTGCCCAACGCAGGTAATCGGAGTAATAAGCCCAATTGGTCGGATTCTCATCATCCTCCACGAGTGGCAGCGTCTGCCCATAAAGCCAATCGGAAAAATTTCCGCCGACACTACTAATTTTTACTATTTCTATTCCGTGCCATGTTTTTATTGTTGGTTCTTTCATATTTCACCTGATTCATTAATCCTTGTATGGCAGACTGTAACTTCGCTCATTGGATTTTGACAGGGTCTTAAATATTGGAAATTCTTTATCTTTTTTCAATCGAATAAATCTTTCTGGCGTATCTTCCCTAAATTTAGAGAAATGTAATTTCACAAAATTTTTGTCCTGATCGTCCTCGACCAAATAAATTATTACATCCGCATCATAAACCAATTGTCCGCTCCCGCGCATTCCAGATAATCCAGGTGTCGATGATTCCATTTCTGATTTAACCATCGAATTGATTACCAACCCACTCAGTTGTAAATCTTTGCAAATATTTTTCAAGGCGATTGAAATAAATCCGAGACGCTCGGAATCATCTTTACCGTAGCGGTCGCGCAGGAGCTGAATATAATCAACTACAAACCACTTAATATTGTGCTGCTCTTTTAGCCTAACTAAATCTGCTCTCAAACTAGCAGTCGTCCAGTTGGTGTTATCCGATAAATAGATCGGCATTTTTTCTATTTCAGCAATGGATTTTACAAAATTTTCCCAATCATCATTTTTCAGATTACCACTTTTTAGAGTTCTGGAAGGAATTTGCGATACATTAGATACCTCTCTTCGAATGACTTGCGTATCTCCCATCTCCATTTCATAGATAGCACCAGGTACACTTTTTGCCATTCCAACAGCCATTTGCATAACGAGTATGGATTTTCCAAGCCCAGGCTTACCGGATAACAAAGTTAATTCTCCCTCATGCTGTCCACCGGTCAATATGTCGTAATCATAAAGTCCAGTTGGAATCCCCCAAATCTCTTTGGGATGAGAGGACATTTCCTGCACTTCCGAAAATAATTTTGATAGGGCTTTGGCAATATGCTCTGCGCCATTATGTTTTACTGCACCATTTATGAGTTGGGTCATAAATGATGGTATTTCTGTTTCCAGTTTTGAGTTTTTATCGTATGCGCATTTTGCAATGTCTCCAGCCAGAGCGATCAATGCCCGCCGGCGTGAGTTTTCGCGAATGATTTCTGCATAATATTCTGCGTTTAAACTGGTCGGAACATCAATCACAAATTTAGCCAAGTCAATTTTTTTATTTAGTTTTTGTGTTACGGTCAATAGGTCAATATCCATTTCGTCAAAAATAACAGACTGAAATGCAATCCATATTTCACGATGTGCAGAATTGTAAAAATCTCCAGGTTGAATATCAATGGACTTAAATAATTCTGGATTTATTAGTATTGATCCGATCAATGCTTTTTCTGCCTCCGGTGAGTAAATAGGTCTAGTGTCCATTATTTTTTCTCCGCTAAAAATTCATCTGCCCTGAATTCCATAGAATCATCAGATAATAATTTGCGTTTTTCTTCTCCAATAATTCCTGCTGCAAGCGCTTTAATTGATTTAGGAGATGTAATCGGAAATTTCATTTTACTAGAATCATATTTCTTAATTGCCAAACAGATAATATTTTTTGCCCTATCGCTATCATAATCTACCAGTTCACAAATATCCGCAATAGGATCAAACCATTTTTCTACTTTTTGTTTGTAGTCCATGTTTTCGGGAATAAATACTTTTGATTGTTCAATAAAATATTCAATCATTAATGAATGAATCACTATTTTTTCTTTTGATGAATCATCTCTATTGGTATGTGGTATTTGATATGTGTTATGTGGTATTTGACTAGATGAAGAGTGTAAATTTATAGAGGAGTCGTTAAAACTCTTACTCAACTCTTGCTCAACTCTTGCTCTACTCTTACTCAACTCTTGCTCAACTCTTGGAATTGAGGGTATTGAATTTTCTGTAGTCTTGGATGGCAAGACTACATTATTTTGTGTACTCTCATTATCGTCAAAATCATCTTTTCTTGGGTCTTTCCAGCGATTTACCATTATTATTTGGTCTCTCTTTCTTTTTTCACAAACAATATATTTTTCCTTTTCGAGATGTTGTCTATGATAACGAATTAAACTTAATGGTTTACCCAGTTCGTCGGCAGCATATTGATCTTTCCATCCCACAATTTTTCCGGTTTTCCAGTCAGCCTGATCGAGAATATAAAAAAATAAATACCAAGCTGCACCAAGAAGATCAGTATGTTTTGAGTCCAAAATTCCGCGCCTTACCTTTATCCATGTTTTTCGTGCCACTTCTGCTATATTCCTATGTAATCAACTATGAATTTTATTAATTCGTCGTATTCTTGCTGAGTAAATCCTGTTTGTATTAATTGTTTTGCTTGCTCATAATCACTCCAAGATTTTGTTCCTTTATCAAAAAATCTTTCAATTAATTTTTTTGTGTTATTTATTTTTTCATTCATTTTTACCTTTTAAACACAACAGGACTGATTAGTTTTTAGACGGCGTAATCTTGGCAGAAATACAGCGCACTCTAATCAGTCCTGTTCTATTGTCTAAAAAATAAATGCACGTATTTTCTGCCATGCTCATATTGTAAACGAAATCAGCGCGGTTGTCAAACATTTCGTTCCTCTTTTCCGATGTAAATAAACTGATCCTTTATTAGCATAGGAATATCAGTATGCCACTTTTCCATATCATAGCCATGGTCTATTTTGTCGCTCCAAACACACATGCGCATAAATATATTCGATAGTATTCCATGTTGCGCATGACACGCTGGACATGTTAGGACGAGATTTGCTGGCATATCCAGCCATTTTGAGAACCGCTTATCTCTGGTGTAAATTGCATGATGGATATGAAAAGGCGGTATCGGTCGCCAGCAGAACTGGCATTTGCCGTGTTGCTCGCGATAGAGGCGGTCGATAATGGACTGGTCAATCATGGTCTACTCATTTTTCACCACAAACCACTTTTTACCCAATTTATAGATAGTCTGTGGCTCATGTCCATATTTACGTGTGAATTCGTTTACCACCTCGCGCAGCTCATCGCTGTCCTGGAATGGTGGTTCATAGAGAATAAATTCAATTCCGGCCGGAAGTTCATTTGCGGATTGGATTTCAATTATTTCCATAGCGTTTTCCTCTTTCTTAATCCAACCAAAATTTTATAAAACCAAAATTAAGTCTTTTTCCCATCGATTTAAAATCGGCATAACCAAAACCCAACCAGCAACGGAAAAAAGAAATACTCAATTTTCCTATTTCAAAATGAATTAATATTGGGTTATCTGAGATTTTCATCTTTCCTCCATCCATAATCGCAATCTGCACAGGCTAATCTTCCTACACTATCCTCATACGATAGCACCCCCCCGCATTCGGGACAGGTGTAATATACTTCTCTCCCGACCAAATGCGGGATGGGATCGCGCGGTTCATCAAAATCAATTTGTTTGGTATCCATTAGTTCTCCTCACCTATTTTAACAAAAAGTAAAGTTTTACAGTGATTGCAATATAATTTCCAACCAGGGTGTTGCCATTTCCATCCTCGAATCTCTACCTGTTTTCGCGCTTGCAATAAAGCCTCCTGCTCGTTTTCGTGCGCTGCTAAAACATCACCACATCTATCACAACAAAATTCATATTGATTATGTCTAAAAATTTTCATTTAATCCTCTTGCTATCGTAAAGTAGGTGAATTTTTAAAAACCACCATCCATTGACTGCATCTTTCATGTTGCTGGTCAAGAGCCCTTTTATTATTATTTTGCATAAAAATGAAATATGTTTCCAATCGGCATTACTGAAACTTATGATTCTATCAAACATTTCATTCCTCCTGTTCTCCCTTTAGGGTGGTGAGTAGGTAGCCCCCCACCCATTTTCAAAGGAGAAGAAAATGCTCCGGTTATACTTTTGCGATCCGCACTGTCGGAGCGCCCAATTTTTTAAACTGGGATATTTCTGGGTGAGCTGCCGCATATCCATCCAATGCTGCCGTATCCCAACTGGTGCGACCTAGTACGTAGGATGCACGATAAGTGTTTCCCTTGACGGACTCGCCGGTGACCATCACATCATTGCGGACTTCCGCTTCCAGCTGTGCGCGCTCTTGCGATATGGCGTCCAGTTTTGGATTATATTCGGAGTCAATGTCCCGCAATTGTTCCTTGATTTCTGCAGGAATGACTGATTTCTTTAGCGCTTCCACATCAACCAGGATAGTATCGCGGTGAGCGTCTAACTCTGCCAAACGATCTAATTTTTCTTGAGTGTTCATTCTTCCTCTCCTTCAAATAGTTCTTCCTGCCCCGCTTGCTTGCGAGCATAGGTCAATAGTATTTGTGCCTCGCGCACTGCCATCTCGTCTGGAATATATGCTCCGCCCGAATCCTGCGTCAGATGTAGCCAGTCCAGCATAGCCAGGGTAAAATTGTCTGGCAGTTTCTTGGATGACGCTTCGCCGGTCAGGAATTGCAGTGCCTCGTGGCGTTTCATATCAGCGCCTTCACCGGCATAGCATGTGTTAAATCCTCCGACCATGAGACCACGTTGCCCTTCACTGGCGTTTTCATTTACATGTTTTTCTGCAAACATGTAGATACGAGATTTCAGTGTTTCTGGGTCGTAGGGACGCTTGTTTCCGATTGGTTTCTGGTTCTGTTTTGGTTGATCCGTAAATTCTGCATCAACTATATTTTCATATGAAATTCCGTGGTCCTGAAAATCCTCCATATCCTGCGTGAAATAATCGCTCGCATTGGTTGCGATCAGAATAGCAGCAACAAAAGCTCTCTTTTGCGCCATTTTGTCAATGGTGTTGACTTGATCTGCAACATCTTTGTTTGGGATAGCGTAGAGTTTCCCACCGATTTCCCAAGCGTCCATTTCGTCGCCTTTTTTGGTTTTGCGCTTGATCTGTTTCGCGGTTCCGTTGGAGATGGCATCCGCAAACTGTTGCCAGTATGATGCTGGTTTTCCGTATTTTCCAGTAGTTTCTGCCTTCTCGACCGCAAATACAAATTCAGAAATGGCTCCATCCCTGAACTCTAAACCGGATTTATCAACATTGGACGGAATCTCCAATTCATTGATCCAACGATAGCGATACTTTTTTTCCCAGGAATTACAAGAGCCTATCCCTTCCCCCACTAGTTCGCCGGCGCGGAACAATTGTGTTTTGTACTCGCGGAAAAAAAATGGTTCTCCATTATGATCCTTCCCCGTCCAATCATTAACAGACTCTTGCGGAACAAATATTGGTCGCAATCCAAAAAACGCGCCTAATTTTTCCGCTCCTGGTTTCAACAATGTTGGTTTATTGGTTCCAGGAATTGTTCCATAATCTATTCCCTCTTTCAAAATTTGGCTGACGAAATCGTGGAATGCGTCATACCTCGCCAGCGCGGACTGAATATCAGCTACTGGTGTTATAAAATTTCCTGATGTTACAATTGCAGTTGTTTCTTCCATTTCTTCCTCCTATTTTTTTTAATGATTCTCGTGTCGTTCCGTCCACAATTTTTCACAATGAGCGCATATATACGTGTGGATATGATAATCTCCGTGTAAATCAATGTCTGTTTCCCGTCGCGCGTGCTCATGACAATGCGGACACTCGGTCGGGTCATATTCCTGCGGTTCATAAAGTGGATGATCTGGAATGTCTTTGGGCTGTCGTTCACAGTCACAAGTCATGCAGTAATAGTGTCGCCTCGGAGAATCAACATTTAGTGCGGTCATGGCTGGTTCCCATATCATATATAGCGCATCGCATTCCTCGAGAGGTTCTCCGCATTTGGGGCAGTGCTTTGGTTCGGATGGTAACGTGGCGACCATGTGTTTTTCTTGTAACATTACCAGCTCCTGTGTTTTTCTTCGACTATTTCCAGTTCTGCAAAATTACCATCAGCATCGGCTCCTAATTCTTCAATAATTTGTATAAGAATTTTGTCATCTCTTTCAATATCTCGCGCTGAAAAATATGATTTTTCTATATATTTTCCATCGGCAGTCAATGGTTGCTTGGAATAATTGACAGAAAACATGCTTGACTCATTAGGATTACAGGGGACAAATGAATCAAACATTAAATTTCCGTTCGCATCACGTTTTTCCGTAAATGGATATAAAGTAAATCCAGATAATTCTGCATACCGCATTATGCATTTATGGCTCAATCCAAATCCACCATAACATCTATTAATCACAATTTTCTTCATTATTCCTCCTTCAGCGGCTCAATTAACTGTAATCGAGCACAACGCGCTTTTCCATCCGTATTGTATGGCACAACCACATCCGCTAGATCCTCCCACAGGATGCGGCATTTCCAGATTGTGGTATTTTCAAAATTCTTTTTTATCCAGTCCAGGGTTGCAAAATTTACACCACATCCGCAGTCAATAGTGCGGATGGGATTAACAACCTCTTCCAAAAATGAATTGGGTTTTATATCCCAGTATTCCGGCGGTGATTGGTAGGTGTTGCCAATGGCCTTGTATACAATAATGCCCTTTTTATCTTTCCCAAACCGAGCAAGATAAATTTTTGCGGTTTGGATACCTTGGCTTCCGCTCAAATCGGAACCGCTCAAATTGGAACCGCTCAAATCGGAACGGCTCAAATCGGAACCGCTCAAATCGGAATAGCTCAAATTGGAATAGCTCAAATCGGAACCGCTCAAATCGGAATAGCTCAAATCGGAACCGCTCAAATCGGAACGGCTCAAATCGGAACCGCTCAAATCGGAACGGCTCAAATCGGAACCGCTCAAATTGGAATAGCTCAAATCGGAACCGCTCAAATCGGAATAGCTCAAATCGGAACCGCTCAAATTGGAATAGCTCAAATCGGAACCGCTCAAATTACATTTCTCTTCCCCCCGTTCTCCCTTCAACCAGTTAGCATGTTTCTCCAAAATCTCTTTTGTGTCCATTTCTTCCTCCAATTATCCTCTATCAATAATTTCTCTGATGCCTTCGGGTGTTTCCCAATAGCTAACTAGAGTGATGTTCCCATTGGCATCAACTTTTCCAACTACTGGGATCAGCACAGTTTCCATCCCATGTTCCAGAATGTCGATAACCTCATCCTTGAGAAACCGTTTATTTTTCTGCGCACGATCCACTAACTGACCGTGCAGGGTATCTGATAATTCTATATGTAATTTTGGCATTATTTCTCCCATTTATCTTTATCATAGTACCTATTAGGTATATTGTCAAGCACCAATTTTATTTTTTTTCAATCTCATTTTTTCTTACTGAAAATTGACTTTTTTTGACCTTTACACGGTTTTTGACTTGAAAATCGAAAAAACAGCGTCGTTTTTTTTTTAGGTTTTTTGTTCTATTTAAAAGCCCCGCTGGTCGGGCGGGGCAGATGTAGTATTACTTGGACTGCATAGCGCGAGTGATGAGCTCGCGGATCGTTACGCTCATGTTACCTGGCTGTTGGTTGAGCCAGGCGATCATGTCCTCTGGCAGATAGATAGCGGTCTGGCGCATGGTCTCGCCGTAGAGGGTTGGACGTCCCAGCCCAGAAACCGTGTCCATCTCCGAGAGGATCGTCGCTTGCTCCCCTGGTGTAAAATCCGCTGCCGGATCGTTGAGTGCAATCTCGACCGTGTGGTTGTACCTACGTTGTGCCATCGGCGAGTTGAGATCAATCGCCTGGATGGTTTTAACCGCATCGTGCACGGCATTAATAGATTTAGCTGCGATTATCCGCAGCGCGTCAATTTTATTAGTATTGTCCATTTTCTTACTCCTCTTGTGTAACCATTTTTTCTTTGCAGTTTTTGCAAACGAATTTAATTTTTTTATTCTCGTCTGGAAAATCATACCAACCCTCATTGTCTACTGCCTGTATGATCTCCTCAATAGTTTCCCCACTAAAAATTCTTTTCATTCCGCATAAGTTGCATTTTGCAATTAATTCTTTCATTTTAAAAACCTTTCTCCTGGTGTATAAATTATTTTCTTTGAATTCTAGTCCATCTTATCCCATGTTTTATGTTAAATATTGCAGTAGCTCCAACGTTGTACATTTTGGCTATATTTGATAGCGGGACATTTTTATTGATTAGTTTTAATATTTCTATTACATCTGCCTCTTTTAATTTTGCTCTTGGATTATTTTCTCCATAAACAATTGGAGGTTTGTTTCTTCCTTTTTTTTCTCTGTCATTAACATTATCTTGATTTGTTCCTAAAAATAGATGATCTGGATTTATGCAAGATGGATTATCACATTTATGACAGATACACATTCCGATCGGTATTTTTCCATTTATAACAGACCACATTAATCTATGGACTCGTATTCTTTCTTTGTTTATTGTGGTTATTCCATACTTTCTGTCAGTTTTTCCTCCATTCCATATCCAACATCCATTATTGTTAACTGTATAATTTTGTAATTTTTCTGCAATTGTTTTCATGTATTTTTCCAATTTTTTTGGTTTGTCTCATCAGTACCCAGGTTACCGTCCTGGATAGATACCCTCCGAGTGGAGGGTATTTCGAGATTATTTACTGATAAAATATTTTGTCATTCCCTTGCAGTACCCATCTGTGATGAGTTTTGATGTGATGGTATAGTTCTGTGATAGCCAAGTGAAAATAAATTTTACTGTGGCGGAATATTTATTCCCCTTGAGGATGTCGATAACTGTGCTGGCAGTTGTGGTTGTTTCTGGCGCATACTGTGTGATATAGGCGTCAAATAATTTTTTCATTTCGATCACATCTGCGGGTGTTAGACTACCACGTTCTGGGATGATGACTCTCTCGTTTATCGAGAGGTCGCCTATCAGGATGTCTTCGGCGATAGTCTCTGGTAGATAGCCCTGGTGCTGACTGATCCGGTTGTAGGTGGAGACTACGCCTGATAAAAAGTTGGTTTTCCCATCACTCTGCTGTTTTAGAGTGTTGATAAAATCAACCTGTTTTTCGGTTACTGGGTTTGTGTTCATTTTTTTTTCTCCTTGATTATCTATAGTATACATATAGTTATGTATAATGTCAAGTATATTCTGCATTACTTTAGTCACTAATTTTATATGACATTTGACTTAACCTGCGTACAGGTTTTTGCACGAATTATTTAGCTAGTTAACTATTGACTAGTTGATAATTATTGTTGTATAATGTACACTAGTTAACTAATTAAGGAGATATATTATGACATCTGATCTATTATCGAGTGTGGCTGGTGCGGTGTTATCGTTGCTGTTCTCGTACCTGCCTGGGCTATCGGCATGGTACGGAACTCTGACCGGCGACAAAAAGCGCCTCATCATGCTGGGTGCGCTGGCTCTGGTAGCCGGTGGCATGTACGCGTTGGACTGTGGCGGACTGCTGGTTAAAATCGTGCCGGACGTGGCGGGCATGTGCAGTACTGCGGATGGATGGGTACAGGTCGTACGCGCGTTTGTCCTGGCAACCATCGCTAACCAGGCTGCGTTTTTGGTCAGCCCAAAATCGTAATGTTTCTATCCCTCTGGGCGTCCTCCTCGTCTGGGGGGAACGCGGATTGAAATGAAAGATCATTTTGCCGAATGCCCTAATTGCGGTAAACTATATCCGATTATAGAGGGACACGATTGTGAGTATGGTACATATGTGCCGCCGGTAGATAGCGTACGTTGTACGGTGCGGGATCAGGATGACGATGATGTGGAGATCACGGTGGAGCATGGATAATAAAAATATTGATGAACTTGTAGAAGCATTGTATAAATTAATGATGGAACCAGGCATTACGGAATTTTTTGCAGAAGAACGATTGCAAGAACTTTATGACCGATAATATCTACTCTCTTGATTATGATACTAAGGTCAAACTGCTGGAACAGACCGTTGCAGAGATGGTCAAGATGAAAGAGGAATTAGCTAATAAATCTAAAACATATTTCCAGGCGAAGGCAGAATACGACACTATGAATAAGCAATACGATTATCTGAAGGAATTGAAATCTGGATTGCAGAGTGCGATAAAAGCGGAACAGGCATTAGGATAATGGCGCTTAGTAAGAAACAAAAGCTATTTGTTGAATATTATTTGCAGACATGGAATGCTACCCAGTCTGCCATTAAAGCCGGTTATTCAAAACGTTCGGCGGGTGTTATCGGATATGAAAACTTAACAAAACCACAAATTGCAGAAGAAATTCAAAGACGAATTGATGATGTGGTAATGACCTCAAATGAGGTGCTTACTAATTTGTCGGATATTGCCAGATCAAATGTCGAAAGTCTTATGGATATTAATGATAGAGGTCAACTAACATTTAATTTTAAACGAGCACAAGCAGAAGGAAAATTACATCTTATTAAATCAATTATCCCTACTGCTTACGGGACAAAAGTTGAATTACATGATCGCATGAAAGCGTTGGAGCTAATCGGAAAACACAATGGATTATTTATGGATAGAGTTGATGTAACCAGCAATGGAGACACGATAAAAGCGGTTGGTTTTGATATTGATAAGGTATAAAATTGTATGTCATTAAATCAGATCGTGAAATCTCTGAATATACTCCGCGTGGAGCGGCAGAAGATTTTATTTATTCACGCGATCCCGAAATTATCATTGTTGGGCCGGCAGAGACCGGAAAAACTATCGCGGCATGTTGGAAGTTACATACCATAATGACAAAGTATTCTGGAATACAATCTGCAATCATAAGAAAAAGTTATAAATCTATGCCTGGCTCTGTTTTACAAACATTTGGGAAAATTATAAAAGGTTCTCCAGTTCAGATATATGGGGGAGAACGACCAGAAAAATATATTTATCCGAATGGCTCTATTATTTGGGTTGGTGGTATGGATAATCCAGATAAGGTTTTGTCATCCGAAAGAGATATTATTTACGTCAACCAAGCGGAAGAATTAGAACAAGGGGAATGGGAAACATTAACCACACGCGTTACTGGTCGTGCTGGAAATTTGCCCTATTCTCAACTATGTGGAGATTGTAACCCAGCCGGCAGTCAACATTGGATACGACAACGTGCAAAAGACGGGAAATTAAAATTACTATTCTCAAAACATCAGGATAATCCAACGCTATATACTGACGATGGGAAATTAACAGAGCGCGGAAAACGCACTATGTCTACATTGCAGTCTTTGTCTGGTGTTCGCTATAAACGACTTTTTCTTGGAGAGTGGGCTACCGCAGAGGGCGCTGTTTACGAGATGTTTAATCGCAACAATCATGTTTTAGTTCGCGATTCATCAGAATTTGTTTATTGGGGTTTGGCGATTGATGAGGGGTATACCAATCCGGCTGTCATTTTATTAATTGGCACAGATTCTGATGGTAGAAAACATATTTTCCAGGAATTTTATGAGCGTGGGAAATTACAGTCTGATGTGGTAGCAGCAGCGCAGGAAATGGCTGCTGGAAAAAATGTTACCGAAATTGCGGTTGACGCTTCTGCTGCTGGATTGATAGCAGATTTGCGTAATGTTGGATTACCGGCGGTTCCGCAAAAGGGTCGCGTCTTAGATGGTATCCATGTAGTTCAAGAACATTTAAAAGTTCGGGGAGATGGAAGACCATATTTAACAGTTGACCCATCATGCGTTAATACAATAAACGAATTTGAGTCATACGTTTGGAAACCAAGAAAAGATGAACCAGTGAAAGAAATGGATCATGCGATGGATGCGCTAAGATATTATTTGGCTGGAAATTTACCGGACGATGAAAGAATTGTTACTTACGATGAAAGAGTAAACATCTCGCCGTTTTAGGAGAATTAAATGACCATAATAAATGATATTGCTAAAACTATTTTAAAACCAGAACTTGAGGAAATAAAAACTCAAAATTCCATTGAGAAAAATAATCTTACAGAACGATTGGCAGAACTGGAATTAGCTCTGGAAGATTTAAGTTGGACAAAAATTTTGTATGGAGAGGGAGAACATGAGTTTTCCCGGGAAGCGTTGGGGAAAATATCTTATTTATCGCGTTTAATGTACCTGAAAAATCCCCTCATCAATCGTGGGATAAACGTAAAACGATTTTATGTGTGGGGACAGGGAGTAACGATAAAATCAAAAGACCCTGAAATTGATAAAGTTTTGCAACAGTTTTTAACTGATCGAAATAATCAAAAAGAATTAACCGGTCATGCTGCACACATGACAAAAGAGCTTGACCTGGAATGTGATGGGAATATTTTTCTGGTGTTCTTTGTGGATAAACTAAAAACCGGAAAAGTCAAAGTTCGTTCAATTCCATTCTCACAAATTCATGAAATTGTTACCAACCCTGATGACGCAAAAGAACCCTGGTACTATTACCGCGTGTGGACTGATAGTGCAGGAAAAAGCCACGAAGTTTATTATCCTGACTGGTGCTATAAAACGACTGCTCAAATATACAAGGGCAAAAAAGTTGAAATAAATGCTCCAGTCATGCACATTAAAACCGGCGGGTTCAGTGACTGGAAATTTGGAGTATCCGAAGTTTATTCTGCTCTTGATTGGGCAAAAGCATATAAAGAATTTCTTGAGGACTGGGCTACCATCACCAGAGCGTATGCGCGTTTTGCATGGCAGGCAACGACTAAGGGCGGAGCAAAAGGGATCGCAGCCGTAAAATCAAAATTCCAAACTACCTGGTCGGAAACATCCAGTGAAAATAATCCTCCTCCTACCGTTGGATCAATGGCGATCACTGGTGATGGCGCAACGCTCACCCCCATCAAAACCGCTGGAGCTACCACATCACCAGAGGATGGCAGACGGATTTTGCTCATGGTATGCGCCGCAATGGGACTTCCGGAAACTTTTATGGGGGACGCTTCGGTTGGGTCTTTGGCTACTGCGCAGTCACTGGATCGCCCAACAGAACTGGCCATGAAAGATCGTCAAACATTTTGGAAAGACAATCTCAATGACATTCTTAATTATGTGCTTCTGTGGGCCGTGAAAGTCGGAACGTTGAAAGGCAAGGCAACCCTTGTAAAAACAGATGATGGCATTGAACAGCTGAAATGGAAAAAGGGAGATTATCAGGACATTGTTGAAATTAACTTCCCACCTATTATTGCATCGGATCGCGCAGCGGATGTTGCAGCGGTCGTAAATGCGATTACTCTCAATGGACAAATGAGTGCCGGCATGATAAATAACGACGACGCTCTGCGTATGTTGCTAGTCGCTCTGGGAGAACAAAATGTTGAGCAGATGCTGGATCATGTGAAAGAAGAAAATGGTGAACTGTCAAAAACTATGGAAGCGTTCGTTGAAAAATATTTCAAAAAATCAAAATGACTGATAGAGAAATATTACTGGCTAAAATTCAGGAACGATTGGCTCGAAAATTAGAGCGCTTTTTTCATCAGCAGAAAAATATGTTCATGGCTGGATTCGAGCGTTTCAGCAATGATTTTCCAGAGCCAAAACCAGAATTGCAGGAAGCGAAACTTCCTCCAGGCACTCCGCCGAACTGGGAAGATATTTGGGACTACGTATCTTTTATGACGGTCGGAGTCATATCGGGTGATGTTGATGAGGCACTGAAAGCGTCCATGCAAAAAGCCGGTTTAGCTCCAATGGGGACTGTAAATATGTCTCCATCTTTTACGTTGGCGAATCCAAAAGCGGTAGAGTATCTAAACCGTTACGGAGCAGACCTGGTAACCAGAGTTAATCAAGCCACCAAAGATCAACTAAGAACCATTATCAGTCATGCAACCGAAGAGGGTTGGAGCTACTCAAAAACATCAAAAGAAATTCGTTCGAAGTTTAATAGTTTCTCGGAACGGAAACCACAATTACATATTAGGAATCGGGCAGAATTAATCGCGGTAACCGAAACCGGAAATGCCTATGAAAGAGCAGCTATGATACAGGCAGAGAGTTTACAAATGGCTGGTTTACCAATGGAAAAATCATGGAACACGGTCGGGGATGATCGCGTATCAGACGGTTGTCAAGAAAATGAGGACGCTGGCTGGATACCGATTGATGAACCGTTTCCCAGTGGAGACATGCAGCCGTTGAGATTTCCTGGATGTTTACCGGCGGGACAGATAGTTGTAGCCGAGGGAATCCTTGGCGCGACTAAGCGTCTCTTTAATGGTGAGTTGGTTGTCATCACTACTACCAAAGGCGAGAAGTTCTCCTGTACCCCAAATCATCCTGTACTCACACCTACCGGATGGGTTGGAGCGGGCTTTCTGAATGAAGGCGATCAATTGGTCTGTAGAAGCGTCGAAAAACTTCTTATTAACACCCCAAACATTGATTACGAAAATGTGCCAACCAGAATTGAGAAGGTAGTACATGCGTTTAGGCTCTCGCGCAAACTTTCTCCCGAACCAATGAAAGTTACCTCCCCAGATTTCCACGGCGACGGGAGCGGCAGCAAGATCGCAATTATATGGTCCAATAGCTCGTTGGGGAATAGTGTCAATTCCAGCATTAAAAAGTTTGGATTGTACTATAAGTTCACCAGCACCAATATTGCTTGGATTTGCTTCTCTGCTAAGAGCACATTTACAACGTTCCTCAAAAGAGCATTTTCTACCTTGCGCAGCTTTATGAGCAGCCTCACAATTCCTGGCATTCTCTTCCGGCGTTCTCTTGGACATCATCAATCTGTTTGCATCGGTTTGCCTGCGAATGTTAATATTGGATTCAGTAAGTCTTTTTCTTATGCATCCTCTGGAAACACCAAAGGCAGTAGCAATCGCGTTTTCGGATTCGCCGGCAATGTATCTGGCGATGATCTCTTCGACGGGCAGGATGAGCCTGCGTGGATTAATAATGATATGTTCTTTATTGATACTGTTTCCAGTATCAAAAGACGTAAATTCATTGGTCATGTTTATAACCTCCATACAGTATGTGGATATTATAGCACATCTACAGTAGTAATGCATAATTGTAGATGTAACCTACAAACCAGATTTGCACGCGAGGACAGATGACAGAAAAATATATTGTTGGTGATCGATTCAGAATATTTTTGATGGCAGTAAGGCAAGCAATTATTATTTCTCTTGGGGCACTGGAAGATTATTTAGAAATTCCGCGCAGTATTATCCCGCGAAGAAAAAGAGAGAATAAAAATGACTGATTGTGATATACTGATGGAGGAGTAAAATCAAATGGCTAAACGAGATGCATTTTTGGAAGAACATTTTGGAAATTGTAATTGTGTGCGCATGGGTGAATTAGTTACCGCTTCTAAACTGAACAAAATGATTAGATTTGATCCATTAGAATATGTGGAATCAATATCGAATAAACATCGTTGTTGCTATTGCGGAGGAGATACTACTGATGATAGACGAGGAAATTGCGCGGCGTGTGGAGCTCCAAGAATTAAAACAGATAAAATCGAAGTTATTCATTCATCTGAGAAAGAATGGACTTTCGGAAATGATTCTGTATTAGGAATAAATACTACCCTTTTATAACGAATTAATATCATTGCTTTATGGTGACGATAAACTGGAAATTGTGAGGGTCATGGAATACCCCCTGCCAGTCGAGGACAAGAACAAATGACGATAAAAACTTTATTAATTGAATTGTTTTTTTATGCCGCAATATTAATTGCTGGCTATTGGATAGCTACCGCAATTTGTTATCTAATAAAATTTATGTTCTAAACAAAAAATATAAAAATGGAAAAGAGTTGTGCGTTCATTAAATTAATGATATAATGGATTTGCTTGCTGTTTAGCGAGCATAATAAAAAGTTACTGTAATAGCGACCTGAGAAATCGGGTCGTTTTTTGTTAATGAAAGGAGTGCTTTATGCCCTGGGATGAAAAATCAGATCTTGAAAAATATAAAAAGGGTATGACCACTGCACAAAAAGAAAAGTGGATCATGATTGCCAATAATGTACTAAAGAGTTGTGATAAATCTCCAGAGGAATGCGAAGCGAGCGCTATCAAAATAGCAAATAGCAAGGTATCAGAAAGCGTGTCATTAACTGGAGATGTTATTAATCTCGTTGAGAAATCCGCCGGAGAAGATGGAATTTTCCCGATCAGAATTATTAAGCCTGGTTGGGGATCATCTGGATATTATCCATCAGAAACGCTGAAACGTGATGGTGGAAAAGTATTTACTAAAGGTTTGAAAATGTATTGGGATCACCCAACACAGAGTGAAGAATCAGAACGTCCAGAACGCAGTCTGAG